AGTTTTTTATAATTCTTGTACCTGTTGGTAGAGTAACTATATTGTTGCCTTGTGAAACTGCAACTGAAGTATATGTTACTAAACCATAATCATCTAACTCATCTGTTAATCTTTCCTCTGCTCTATTAACAATATTAGGTAATTGAGTTAGAAACTCTGCTGAGTCATTTTCAGTTGTATTTATAATCTCTGTTGTTAAAGTTGTAAAATCTGCCATTTAACATTTCCATCTTCTACGTGCTGCACATATTCTTTTTTTTGGAGTTTTCTTACAATTAATATTATGCATCCTAGCCTGTCCTGCACTTCTAGCACAAAAAGACTTTCTACGTTTAGCAGCCTTGCTACCTTTTTTTACATTACCTGTAACTGCAGTTTTTAATTTAGAACCTGGATTTGCTCTACGATATGCAGCTACTCCTTTTGCAGTCATTCCTGCACCCTTGCTAGTAGGTAAAAAATTACCTGACTTAACACTTGTTTTAATTCCCATTCCTTTAGATTTTTTCTTAGCTTTTCTAGCCATTTATCTATCCAAAGTAAATTGTAGCATATACACTAACACTTGCACTTACTACAACACCAGTTTCACATCTAACACCTTCATCTGCTAGATAGGTGTCTAATGTACCATCTGCTGGCATATTAATTTTAATTCTTGATTTAGTGGCTCCTGTTGTTAAACCATCTTTTATTTCAAATGTACCTACTGCATTTTTTGAATTTAAAACATTAAAACCTCTAATTCTTGTTGGAAAACCAACTGCAACTGCTGTTAAGTCTCCTGATGAAGTTGTTACATGTCTTACTGTACTTAAATTAGTCATTCTTATTCCCTATATAAAATATAAAGGGTCTCATAAGAGACCCCTTATAAATGTTTATCTATGCTCCTTGTGAACCATAGTAACTTCTCCAATCAGAAACACCAAAAGAATATCTTTCTCTTGATTTAAATCTGACGTTACCTGTATCAAAGTCTGGCTCCATTTTAGTTTGTAGAGGAACTCTTACAAACATTTTGGCACCATTAGGCACATCAGTTTTAATGTAGTAGTCGTTGGAATTTGTAAATCTTCTATTTACATAATATCCATCAGGAACTACTCCCATGTTTCTAATTGCGTTAATGTCGTTGTGATTTGACCCTACTTTACCTGGAGAAGCTAATAGTCTCTCTGCAGTAAATTTAAGGTCAGATGGAATGTGTAAAGATACAGCTTGTGTACCAATTAAGATACCTCTGTCATCTTTTGTTGCATCAATAGCAATCAAAGCAGTTTCTAAAGCTGACTCTGATAAATCAGCAGCAGCTAGAATATTACTTTGAGTTCCACCTCCTACAACTGGGTGTGAAGCTGAAAAGAAAGCTTGTCCATCACCAATTGCACTATCACCTGCTGTAAATCCATTATTGAAAATAGCAGCAGCTTTTACTTGTTTAGTATTAGCCATTGCACGAGCTAAAGCACGAGCACGAACTTTTGCGAAAGTGTCGTACAAGTTGTCTTCCATTGCTTCTTCAGTAATTGAAAAAGCTAAAGCAACTGTTTCGTGATTATATCTAGCTGTGAATGATTCTTGTGCTTCATCAAAAGAAACAGCAGCACCTTCAGATTTTACTGGAGCTGTGCCAAATCCTGTGAATAACACTTCTTCTTCAAAAGACCTATCTGAATTTTCTGTTTCAAATAGGGGTGTATGCTCATCATTAACTTCACCATACTCAACACCAAAGACAGCATTAAGTCCTGGAAGAAGTTGTTTTGCAATACTTGCTCTATTTATAGCCATATTATATTTCTCCTTCTATGTTATGCTGTTGCTTGACGTTTCATCCAATGCTGGACGATTTTAACTTCAAGTTTAGGGAACGCACCATCAGCACCTGTTAAGGCATTGCCTGGTTCGTGTACCATTGCTATTGGTCTTACAGCTTTGGTTGAAGTTGCTCTACTAGCAGCTTTAATACCAAATCCTGAATTACCAGTAACAGTTGAACCTGCACCTAAAGTAACTTCAAAGTTTTGCGAGTTAATATCACCTGCAGTAACTGATGCATCTGCTTGAATCATAAAAGATGCATAAGGGTCATCAACAACAAATCCTACTGGGTTACCAATAGCACTTGAAGTATTTGCAGGAAAATGACGACTAAACGTAGGTTGTTTTGTAGTAGGGTCTGTATATTCACATCCCATAAAAACACCTATAGCATAATCAGTAGTCGTTGCTACTGGTGTAAGATTACCAGCAGAAATCGTTACTAGGTCTCCATGAAAGATATTAGAAGCTAGTCCATTAGCAATTGCATACTGAGATTGAGCAGTAGAATTGTAATTTGAACCAACTTTTCTCATTGGGACCATTCCAAATAATGCTTTACTTGCACTCATTTGTTATCTCCTTCATAAGTGTATTATTAATATAATTACAAACTATCGTTGAAAACGAGGTTCACGACCTTTTGTAACAGTTGATTTACTTGAGTTCGTTATAGGCATACGTGAGTCTGATTCTGCACGTAATCTAGCATCTAAAGAATCTTCTTGCATTTTATGTTTTTTAAGTTGGTGATTTCTTCTTGCTTCAGATTTTTCAATAGGCATCTTTGCAAGAGCAACATCTCCGTTACTTACGACTCCTTTATATCTGCCATCTTCTCTTACGATTGAAGACGAAGCTAACTCTGGAACTTCTTCAGGTGAAACGAAAGTCCAACCTTCACGTTGTCTCTTACCCACATTTTTATAATCATCCTCTCCACTTAAAGCGACTCTAATCCATCTTAAAGTCATACCTTGACTATTAAATTTATCTTTAACAGCTTGAGGTATATCAAGATAGTTTTCCTCTTCAAATGAAGACGTTTCAATTTTTGAAGTAGATTCTCTAGTTTCTTCAGTACGTTTTGTTTTAGTTATTGCCATTGTTATGAACTCCTACGCATTGTTGATATTGTTGTATACTCTTCAGAGTCAGACACTTTTGCTTTCTCTTTGGCATACTGTTCAAGTGGTACATTCCATTTTTGTGCAAGTCTAACGTCTTCTTGAGTTAACTTGATTTTTTTGGAAGCAGGAGTGCGAGAAGTTCCTGCGACTACTTGAGAAGGACTTGACGTGTCCTTCTGACGAACTTGTTGAGTTTGTTTAAATTTAGTTGGAAAGGTTTGTTGTAACCTTGTATCAACTTCAGTATAAAAATCATCATCTGCTGGGTCAAAACCTTCTTCTTTTAACTGAGCATCTAAAGCTAATGCTGCAGCAGTCATCATTTTATCTTGACCAAACCACTCATTCTTTTCTGCCCATGCGACTGCTTTAGGGTCGTATTGGGGTTGTTGAGGTTGAGATTGTTGAACAGGCTGTTGTTTAACTGAGTTCTGGTAATTCTCGTAATCTTTATCAAAATTAACCTTATTTGTTTTTACACTATTTAAATTAATCTGTGCTTCATTTAAAGCTTCCTGTGCTTTTAATAATTGACTTTTATCATCTTTTTCAAAAGCATCTAAATAATTTTGTTTAGCAAGACTAAGTTGATTCTCTAAACTTTTTTCTTGAGACTCAAGACTTGTCTTTGTTAAATCAAATTGATTGCTTTGATTTGTTTTTAATCTTTTTTCAAGTTCTTGTTTATCAGCTAAAAGTCTGGCAACTTCTTCTTCCTTTTCTTTTCTTTGACGAACTAACTGACGTATTCTTTTTTGTGCTCTTTTAGAATCTATATCTTTAGCTTCATCAGGTTGTTCTTCTAGTTGAGTTTCTTCTTCTTGTTTAGTTTCAAGTTTAGGTTTTTCTTTTACCTCTTCTTTTTCAATTTCAGGTTCAACCTTAACTTCTTTTTCTTCAGAAGAGTTTTCAACCTCAAAGTCTACTTTATCTTCTTTTTCTTTTGATTCAGATTGTGATGTATCTATTTGACCCCAACCATCATCTTTGGTGACTGTATTGTCTTCCATATTTTCTCCTACGTTGTTGCGAACCAAGCGATTACGCAAAGTTATAATCATATATGATACTATAGTTTATAGTAACATACAAGTAACTATTTTTTATTTAACATCTTTTCTAATTTCTTAGCTTGTGCTGCATGGGTTCTTGATGCTTTTTTTAATCCAGCAATTACACCCTTTAATGTTTTATCATTCATTTTTTATCCTTATTATATAAGTTATCAAATGTTTTATTTACATCCATGTAATCATCATGACACTCAGCAGTATGTTTATATTGAGAAGGTACAAAATCTGGAGCACCTTCACCTGCTGACCACATTGCAGGACTTGTAACTCTAACTCTATTATTAGGTAAAGCTACCATTGCACCTTTATATGGACCAGATGTTAAATGTAAAACATGTGATTGTTTATGTTGTGCAGGGTCGTCTGCAACTGCACTATCAGTAAAGTCAACTGTAAAATAATATTTACCAGTATAAAATTCACCATTAACTTTACACAACCAAGGACTTGAACTAATTCTATCCATAACCACAATACTATGATTATGACTAGGACAATCCCAAGGTTGAGCATAATGTGTTTCAATAGGTGGTGTCCATTCATCTAATGGTATATCACCTATCAAACCTGTTATTGGCATACGTGCCCACATTGCACCACCATGTAAATTTTGTTCTTCAGCTTCACAACCTGTAAATACAACTTGAAAACTTAAACATCTATCAGGCATACAATTAACTGCAATAGCTAACGCATGTAAATATTCCCCATGATAAGCCTGATGATTATGAGTAAACTCCTTCCTTACCCAACACCTAAAAAAAGGTATATTGGATATTAGATGAGACATGTTTAACTATGTGGTCCTCTAATAATTCCACCTGCATTCATCATTTTTACTTTCTTGCCACCAGCATAATTCATTTTAACTTTTTTGCCACCAGCCATTTTCATTTTAGCTCTTTTCATTTTTACTCCTTATATGTGGTTGGTTAATATGTATATCTCAATAGCAATAATACCCAACCCTAATATTGCTGCTATTGAACCTATAATTAGATTTCGTCTAAATTTTTGTTTTTTAATTTGTTCTTTTAATATATTAGATTGTCTTTTTCTTTCAACAGCTATCTCTTGTTGTAATCTCTCCCACTGTCCAGGTGAACCATATAATAAAAACATACTTCTCATTTCATCTCTTAATCTATTAGCTTCTTCTTTTCTGAAATGAGCATCTATAGCATTTTGTTCAGCACCAGTTAATTTTCCAAACAATCCAGGTTTTTCTGATGCAACAACTTGTAAACCTGCTTCAGCCTTTGCCCATTTAGCTACTGCTCCTGACATTTTAGCTAAATCTTTACCTGTTTTAATAGCTTTAGATATTGCTTCTGTAGCTCCCTTCAAAGCTGCAAAAGCTGTAAATGGGTCAATCATATTTTATCCCCTTTTCTTTTTTACTTTTTGTTTTCTCCCACTTGCACTAATAGGGTATCTAATAGATTTTGGTTTAGGACCAATATTACCTTTAGCTCTTTTTCTTTTTATTGCTGAAGCTTTTTGTCCTGCAGTCATTCTATCAGCTACAGTTTTAGGTCTACATACTGGATATTTTCTTTTAGATTTACTTGCAGATTTTCTTCCACAAGGTTTACCTGTAGATATATCTACCCAGTTTTCTTTAAACCATTTTTTAAGTCCACCACCTTTTTTCTTTTTCATCTATATCTCTTCAGGTCTTTTACCTTTTTGTTTTTTATATTTGTCACTAAGTAATTCTAGTTCTTTTTTTTCTATTCGCCATAATAGCACCACAACCTTTAGCAACTTTACCTTGTGGCTTACCCACTCTTTTACCCACTGCCATTTTCTTTTTAGGACCTTTAAAATCTTTTCGCTTGAGACCACTAGGGTCTTTAATTTTTCCTGCACAGATTTTAGAAGCATACGCATTTGCATACGCACTAGGATAAACTTTAAATTTACGTTTCGCAGCATTTTTCCCCCTTGCACATAATTTAGTCATTGTTAATCTTCCTATATCCCCAGCGATTCTCAGAACAATCCCACATTCTTTTACAATCATCAGGAATTTTTATTATCATATTACTAAATTTTATAAGATTTTTAGTTATTTGCATTTTATCCTCCTTTACAAATATTTATTCATTACTGTTATTAAGTCTTCATATTTAGCAACTTCATTTAATTCTTTTTCAATCTCACTTATAATATCTCCATGTTCACCTATACCTGTAGGATTATTTAATAACACTTCAACATTAGCAACATGTTTTTTAATATGTCCATCTGCATGAGATAAAAAAGCTTCTTTTAGTTTTTCTTTTATCATTTTAATTTGATAAATTATATGTAGTATCTAAATCTTTAGGGTCTCCAACTTTCATCATTATCTGGTCATCATATAATAATAATAATTTTACATTCTTATAAAATAGTTTTTGACCTGCATGTTTAGTATAACACACATAATCTCCTACATTACACCAGTTTCCATTTGGAAATTTATCTTCATCTTTATAAGCTAAATCTCCTAACGATAAAACTTTACCAACTGTAGTTAGATAAGCTATATCACTTTTAACTGAATCAGGTAGCATAATACCACCTTTAGTTGTTTCCCTTATCGTAACAGGGCGAACCAATACGTGGTAGCCAGGCAGAGTAGGTAAAGTCTCTGGGTCAGGTAGCTCTTCTCTGTTTGTCCATTCATCATTTTTAACTGCATTATTTAATTTAATAGTCTGCATCATCTTCTCCATCAATCATCTTTTTATATATATTAGTTATTAAGCTATTAGCATATTTAAGTCCTATAATACATCCAACCTGTTGTTTATAATGATTATAGTCCTCACAAACACCATCCCCTAATGATTGCTGAATACGACCTACTTCTGCATTTATTTCCTTCTCAATTTCAGAAATAATATTCTTCATAAATTATTTTTTAGTTTTATATGAAGCAGGAGGGTCTTCTCTTAATATACCCCTCTTTGCTCTGAAAGACATTTCGCTTCCAGGTACTTTTGACCAGTCACCATATTTTGCTGGAGTATGTGGTCCTTTAATTATATCACTCATTAGTCTTCTCCTTTCATTTCTTCTTTAGCTAAATCACCAAGAGTTTTAATTGCTTGTCCTGCAATTTTAGACTGACGATTTTTTTCACCTTCAGTTCTTTTAACTGCTATTTGAGCACCATCTTTTAAAGCTTTAATACCTTGGTCTTCTTCTTTAATAGTTAGTTCTCTTTGTTTAACAGCTAAATTTGCAGCTTCTTGTAGAGCCTCAAGACCAAGTTTTTCTGACTCAATCTCTAATCTCTTTTTCTCAAGCTCAACCATTTGTTGCTCAGGTGTTTCCATTTTACCCATTGCTAGGTTAGCTTGTGAAATCTGTTGTGCAGCTTGAGCCTGTACTTGTTGTAATGTTGCAGGGTCAGTGGCTACTCCTGATACCATTCCATTGATTTGTTCTTGGTATCTCATAATCATATGTTCTTTTATATTTGCTTCAAGTATTGGTTGTACTTTCTGCATAATAGGACTACCACCATTCATTGGGTCAGTTAAATAAGCAGACTTAACTGTAATATGAGCCATGTGGTCTTGTCCAGGAAAAGCAGCTATTGGCATACCTTTTACTGCTGCTTGTATATCTGATACAGGGTCAAGTGCTTGTGGCTGTACTTGTGGTGGAAGTATAGCTTCTAAGTTAGGCATATTTGCAGCTTGTAATATTGTTCTATGTAATGCCTGTATATTATAAGTTCCTGGTGGTGCTTGACTGGCTAACTGTAGAGCCAACTGTGAAAGCATTAATCTATGAGCACTTGAAGGTATATTAGGGTCACTTACAGGAACCACATCAATTTTACCATCAAAGTCCATTTTGAAAATGGTTGGACTTGCACCAGGAACCTCATAAGGATATGAATCAGGTAATGACTCAAAGTTTATCCTTGCTAATATTTTAAATTCTTCTTTTTGTGAATGATGTAATCTTTTATGTATAGCACTAAAAAATTTACTTGAAGCTTCTAATAATGCCATTGTAGTTCCAACTGGACCATAATTAGTTGAATCATTAATTACTTTTTCTGTACTATCTGCAAACTTTTGTCCTGCTCCTGC